GGTGTCTCTTGCCTAGTTTGTACTACAGGATTTTCAGTTTGTAAAGGGGTTGGCTTAAAGTTTTTAACTTTTTCTTGTTTTAACGCCACATCGGTGAGTTTTTGCTGGGCATCGAGCATTTTTTCAGTATCGCCAGACTCGTAAGCATCTCGATATGAACGCTTTGCTTGCTCCATTTCCATCTCAACGTTCTTGGAAACGCTTTGCAAAATGCTTTTTTCGTTCTCATTTAGGTGGCTTTTGAGTCTTTTATTCTCTTCAATCACCTGTTGAGCGAACGCTAAAGCCTCTTGTTGCTCCCGCATTGCAGCGTCTTTTTCACGTCTTTCATCGTGAGCCAACTTTTTCATCTGCAAAAGTTTCTTTTTAACCTTTGCCGAGTAGTCGGTCATCTCGTCATCGTAGAGTTCTTCCTTTACATTCTCAGGAAGCGGGTCTACTCTGTCTTGTTCTGGTCTGTCATCCTCGATTTCTATCTCGATTTTGACATCTTCCTTCTCTTCTCCTTCTCTGGCGACAATTTCTGTCCCCTCGTCTGGAAATTTAAAGCCGGGTTTTTCAAATTCTGCCATTTGTACGCTCCTTATTTGCGTTTGATTCCTCTGGGGTCGTCTACCACACCTTCAACCGAGTCATCATTAATCATGCGGAAGTCTTTGCCATGAATGACAAGACGTGAGCCTGAGTTGGGACGCACTAAGATGAAGTCGCCTTTCTTGCACCACGCTCCAGAGGGGAAACGGGTGGCATCTTTGTAGCAATCTGGACCTAAATCCACTACAAAAAGGACGGTAGTAAGCATTTCTTCGTATCGCATGGTCTCTTGGGCTTTGATTAAGCCTATGTCGGAGCCATCGATTTCCTCTTCAGCCTCTGGAATAGCACAAAGAATGTGGTATCCACTGGGTTTTGGGAGTTGTTTTGCTTTTTCTTCAACAGTTCTGTTGATTGAACCAATAATTACGGGATTGTCTGGATTGGTAGCCAGTAGGATTTCAGTCGTCATCAGACTCCTCAAGGTTTTTTTGTAGGTCTTGGATGTTTAAACGGGCAGTGAGAAGACCTTTTATCTCTCCGACCATTGCTTTGTACTCCACGTAGTCTTTGGCGCTTCCGCTACCCAAGGCTTCTTGAAGTTGTGCCACTTTGTCATCTATCTTTTCAGATAGAAGTTTTAAAATTTTGTCGTTCATGTGTTGCCTTTAAGTCGGGCATTTTCTTTGGCTACGTCTACTCCTAGACGTAGTTTTTCTAAAGCCATTTTTTCTTGGCTCTCAATAGCATGGCGCTCCGCCTCTGCTTGTATTTTCATTTGTTGCGATTGAGCCTGTTGCTGGATACGCATGCGCTCGATGTCTTGCTGACCCATCTTTGCTTGCATGTCTGCTTGGTCTTTTTGGGCTTTGCGCTGGGCATCTTGCTGTTTGATTTGCACTTCTGCCTGTTGCAACTGGATAAGTGGGTCTTGTTGTTGCTCTTGATTTTTTTGTTGAGCCTCTTGTCCCTTGTGGATTTCCAGTAACTGCTGGCTTGCGGTAGCAACCAAGCGAGAAAGTTCCACTTCAACAGAGGCTGGCAATTGTTTGTCTGGCTCTGGCAAAGTAACGCCCAGTTGTTTTTCGATTTGGGAGCGGTATTGGAATCCCAAGTGTTCTGCCATGTGCGCTTGGAGAGCCGCCATGATTTGATTGGCTTGTGGGTTCTGTCCCAAAGTCTTCATCACCACGGGGTCAGTCATAAACGCCTGATGCGCTGCAATGTGGGCATCGTGGTCTTGGTAGATGAACGCCCTCATTGGTTTACCTCTGACCGCATTCATGTTTTCACTGATTGGGTCTAGCGGTTGCACGTCATCATCCAGTTTGACCAACTTGTCTGCGTTCTTAATACCCAGAACATCCAGCATCTGGCGATGCAGATAGGCTAGGTCGTAGAGTTGTGGCGCTGTTTGCGCCAGTTGGATAACCGCCTGATACTGAACAACCTTCTGCGATAACGTAGCAGCGTTCGGGTCTGACACGGGAATAACATCCACCATGTCGTAATCGGATTTCTTAGCCTGTCTATCGCCCTGCGTAGGTTCATATGGATACTCCTCTGGTGTGTAATCCCGAATGATGTCTTTGAGGAGTCGTAACTCTTGTTTGAGTGAGTAATGGATACGGGCTTGTACCGCACTCATCACTTTCATGGTTCTCTCTAGGATTGCCAGAGTTGTACCCACTGGAGAGTTGGCAGACATGTCCGATATTTGGATGTCAGCCGCTCCTGCAAATCTACGCCCCTCTTCCACAATTTGGTTGAGCAAGGACATCAAGACTTGGCTTGGCTCCTTGTAGGGGAGCGTCATTATGTTGTCTTTGATAGTTCCAGACGGCACATCAACGTCACGGAACTCTGCTGGCGCTATGGGTGTGTCGTCCCCTTTGACTCGCAGACCACGAGTTTTGAAACCACCGGGAAGGTTTGACAAAGTTCCTGCGTCCACCAACTGGCGAATAAGAGAAGTGCCAGACTTAGCAAAAGCACCAACAAGATGGATAAGCCCAAAACAATAAAAACCAAAACCCGGCACGTATCCATAATGGACAAAATGCGTTCTCTTCTGGTAAGTCTTATCGTCTTCTTGCCAATTTCTGCGGATAGATAAACATTTCCTGCTACCCTTTTCAACCGTAACAACATACGGTAAAGCAATACCAGTAGGCTCGCCATCTTTTCCTTTGTGCTCGTATCCCTCTAGGTCAAGGTTGACGTGCATCTCCAATAGTTTGTAACGGTCATCGGTAGTAGCCCGAAAACCCATCTTCTCGGCAATTTTCTTTTCTACCTCGTCCATTGTGTTATTTGGTTCACCCAAATCACAATCTAAGTAGAAACCCCCAACCTGCAATCTGCGGATTTCATTCTCTGTTTTCCGCATAACATGAGTAACACGTTCTGCACTCTCAAGATTAGACGCTCCATAAGGCACAACCACGTCTTCTGCTGGAAGGAAAATAGCCGCAGGGCGTTCCATGTTGGGGTCGTAGTAGACCTTCTTGAAAGCATTACCCGCTAGTCCCAAGCCCCAAAGCATGCGCTCAGTCTCAGGTCTGTACTCCACCATCACATCTGTAATCTGGTAATTCATGTCGTTTTGGACACGCATTGCCGCTTCTTTTTTCTCTGGCGTTTCTTTGCCAACGATTTCAGTCTTGACTGGACCTGCCGCTGGCAGGATTTCCATAATGGTTTCGGCTTGAAATTTGACCAGCGCCTCGGATAGTAGTGGGTGATATACACCACATGCCCCAGCCCACGGGTCTGTTCTATCTTCTATCTTCATGCCAAGGAGTTCTAGTCCATCGACATAGGTCTGCATCCAATCTCTGCGGGACGATACGTCATCGTCATAGTCGCTAATGAGTTCTTCTACGATAGATTGAATAACATCATCATCTAGGTATTCTGCAAGGTTGTCATCAAAACCTTCTTCATTATTCTCAATGTCTATCTCCATCCCATCCATGCTGATATGAACTGACTCTGGGTCTTCAATTTCTATTTCAATATCAGGCGCTCCATCTAGGCTTTGGATTCCTTGAGGGGCTTGGTAGAGACTTTTTTCGATTGACATATAAATCCTTAGTAGTACGCCACTTTGCGTTTAAATGGCTTTACTTCGTCTTCTCTGTCGCTGTTTAAACGCAGAAAGCCACCTTGTCGAAATCTTAGCAGAGCCTGACTGGTTGAGTCTACTAAATCGTCATGGTCGCCATTGGGGAAAGAGGCGCACTCTTCCATGACTTCATCAGCCCAGCGAACGTCAGGACACCACACCATGCCCGAATGAAACAGGTCAGATATAGCGTTTACACGGGCTATCTTATCACTGCCCTTACTTGGTGTGTACTCTGAAACAGGGATTCCCATCTGTCTTAACTCATAGATTAATGGCGCACCTGCTGCTCGTTTTTCCACAATGCAGGTATCTGGATTCCATTCGTTGTATTGGTCAAAGGCTCTTCGTTTTAATTCTGGGAACTCCATGCGTTCCTTGATAGCGTTTAACAAAATGATATTGGCACGGCTCTCGCCATTTTCATTGGGTAGGTAGAAAACGCCCCATGTTGTACAGGCTGAGTAGTCGGCTCGGGTATTTTTCTCAAAGGCAGTATCCCAAGACTGGATGGCGTATTCGATAGGGGGAGGATGGTCGTCCTCCCATATCTTCCAGTACTCCCGCTTGATAATTGCTCCCTCTTCTGAGGTTGGATTCTGTTGATATTGGGCTTCCCACTTACCTACGGGAAGTTCAGCCTTAAT